TATATTTCCACTTATATCCGTCTCCTGTTGTTAAAATTGTATTTGATGTTCCAGAAGGTTTTACTGTTGAGTTTGCACCACCATTGTTATCTATACACTTATAAACATTGTAATCATCTGTGACAACATAAAAAGTAGAATCCCATAAAGTAGAAGCACCACTTGTAGATGTTTGAACAGAAGTACCGCCTGTAATTCTATTACCATAATCGTGTCTATAATAATCGTAAACTGTACCAGTTGTCCAGTTTCTTCTAGGTATCGCAAAAGATACATCAGAAGATGTAACTTTTTTTGCTGCTAATATATCATCAAAAACATAAAATTCTTCTTGTACTGAATCTGCGGGTGTTATAGGAGCAGCGTCCGTACCCTCGTTATCAGTTCTTGCATCAGGTCTAGTTGAAGTACCGTGAGCCTGTGGTTTTCCTATACCTAAATAGTAAACATTAGCAGCACTTTCTGAAAAAGACTCACTAAATTGTTCACTATTATGTATTCTAAATTTATTTGTAATAATCGCCGGCATTGTAAATTTTTTCCTTTACTTTATAATTATATTTATACAATATTCATTAATGATTTTTTGTAAAAGTCATTATTATTTATAGAGTTTCTTTTGACATAATCCACATCTTTTGATGTTTTGATGTATTCATTTTCTGCCTTATTGTATAAACCACAGTTGATTAAGTCTTGTTTTATCATTGAACTATCTAATATGTTCATTCCTAATAGTATTTGTAGCCATAAAGTGTTTCCTAATGCTAAATTTGAAAAAACATTATAGTCGTCACCATTAGGTGGTCTTTGTTTCCATAAGTCTAACATATGTTTTAAATTATCAGTTAATCTATCATTTGAAGAAGCTTCTTTCCAAAACTCTGTATCTCGTCTTTCTGATCTATAATGTAATATTATAAAATCTCTTATATTGTCCCACTTATCACATATGCTTTTATTATAATCTTTTACACCTTTTTCCATACAATATATAAAATAATTTACTTGAAATATTGACATATGTATAGAAGTTGCTTCTAGTGGCTCTACAAAGGCACTTGAAAGACCAATAGTTAATACATTCTTATTATAAATCTTTTCTAAACGACCAGAATTAAAAGGTATAATTTTCTGTACTTCTATTTTTTCACCAATATATTCTTCTATCTCTTGTATGGCTTCATCATCACTTATAAACTTATCACAAAAAACATAACCACAACCTTTTCTATGTTGTAAAGGTATTTCCCATATCCAACCGTTTTTTAGTGCTGTAGCTTGTGTATAGTTTTTTATTATAGTATCATCTTTATTTTTTAAATGAAATGTTACTGCTCTATTTACTAATAAGTTATCTTCATAACTTTTAAATTTTACATCATCACATAATAATCTTCTAAAACCAGAACAATCAATAAATAAATCTGCTTTAATTTGTTTTTGACTTTCAGTAATTAAACTTGTGACATAACCATTATTATCTTTATTTACTTTTATTATTTTTTCTTCAATATGATTTACTTTTTTTTCTTTAATTAAGTAATCTTTGATATATTGTCCAACTTTAAATGTATCTAAATGATAAGCTGTGTGATTTAATTCTATAAGTATGTTATCTATAAATGGTAGTTGATTGTTTTCCATCAATGCTGATTGTATTGATGTTATCTTTTTCTTTTCAGCAATATGATATAATCTATAATAATCATAATAATCATTATTATATCCTAAAGGAGAATTAAAATAATCATTGCCATTTTTCCAATTGATATGTTTAATTCCTAATTTAAATGTAGAACCAGTTTTTTTGAAAAAATCTATTTCATCTAAATTATTTTTAATTAAATCTGAAAATTGACCAGTTGTACTTTCACCAACACCTATGATAGGTATTTCTTTAGATGATATAACCGTAATATTTGATTTGGTCTTTGAAGAAAAATTTAAAGCAGTTGACCATCCAGCCGTTCCACCACCTACAATAACAATGTTCATAATATAATTTATATATAATATTAATTAGGGTCGTTATCCGTAATTGTATTACCGTCAGCAACCCATTCCATTAATGTGTTATAATCTCTGTTTTCAGTTGATAAAGGAACTAATCTAATTTTATTATCTGCGCTACTAGTTACCTTAATACAAGTTTTAGAATATGAAGAAGGACTATCACCTGGTTGATCTGCCAAGTATTGATATTCTGCTGTAGCTATATCTTGTTTATTAATCATTATAATTCTGCCTCAAAAGCTAAATCGTTTGTACTTGCGTTTGAGTTATACATAGCACCTGTGCCCAAACTGTTTGAGTTTTGATTAGCGTTCCACGAAAATCTATACTGATGTGAACCATTCGTAGTACCAGCACCACCAGCAGATGATAAAGTTCCTCCAGGAACACAGTTGTTATCTGTATTTAAACCACCTCTACCTGACCAAGAACCTGAATATTCTGTTGTACCATTTGCTCTCATTATATTTGGTAAATGTAAAACTCCCAATTGAGCTTGACCAGACCAACCATCTGAGTGTGATGGTGCAAAAGTATATTGACCCAAATTAATACCAACTTTTTGATAGTATCTAGCACATCTTTGATGATTAATTTCGTGTGGTAAAAACTCAAAGTCAGTTGCTGACGAACCAACTTCATATTGTACACCAGTAATTATAAAATTGTTTGATGTACTATCAGCGTTATTTACTTGTCCAGCATATCTATTTGCGTTTGTAATAGATGTTTGCCAAGTTGTAGCAAGTGTACCAGAAGTGTAATCTGTTCCAGATCCCATTATAAATCTAATTCTTAATGATCTATTAGTGTCATTGTCATAAGTACCAGATGTATTTGCTGGAAAAGTTATTGTTGCTTTTTCCCAAGTATCAGAAACAGATTGTGTATAAGAGCCACTTACAGCATTATTATTGTCTGCGTCTAATAACTCAACAATGTTTGTTCCTGTTTTTGTATGTTTGTGCCAAAAAGATAATGTGGTTGGTTGTGCGTTAGCAGTACCTTGTTTTATTTGTTGTAAATTCATTCCTTCAATAGATTGACCAATCAAAAGTAAGCTACCAGATGCTGGAGATCCTTGAGCAGTTGTACAATCCATTTTTAATGCATAAGTAAAACCTTGTCCTGAAGGAGCATCTGAAGCTTGTGACATAGTCCAAGTTCCAAAAGATCCATTTTCAACTGCAAATCTATCCAGTGTATAGTAACCGTCACTTGTAATACTTGCTTGTGTGGTCTCTCTTTGGGATATATCCATATCTCCATTAATAATGATATTTCTAAAATTTTTATCTCCACCAACACCAGTAGCCAAACTACCAGTTTGTAATTGACCACCTGATCCTATAAAATTAGCAAATGTTCTAGTTATCGCTCCCATATCTTATCCTATATTGGTAAATACCTAAATGTTATCTCAGCGGATGCCGCTGGTGCAGTGACAAAAGTTAAAGTTGTACTTGATATTGTATAGTCATCTGTAGGCACTAAACAAATACCATTGACAAATACTAACATATCATCTACTGCTCTACCACTATTTATAGTAAAACCAACCGTTGATCCGTCACCAGTTGCTTTTGTTTTTGAATATGTTAATGCGGCACTTGCTTGTGTTAATGTTAGTGTGTCACCTGACATAGCAGCTGTTAAACCACCAGCACCATTTATAGTTAAAGTATCTCCTAGATCAATTGCTGTTGAACCCGAGTCACCTGTGACTGTTATAGTTGAATTTGCTAATTTACTATTAACGATTCCAGCATTTGCTTTAATATCAGCATTTACAATATTTGTGATTGTATTGTTATCACTATCAATTGATTTATTTGTTAAAGTATCAGTTGTTGCTTTACCTACAAGTGTATCAGCAGCTGCGGGTAGTACGACTGTGACATCAGCAGTAGATGCTGGTCCGATCAATGTGACCTTATTAGTGCCGTTATCACTATCTTCAAAAAACTCTAAAAAACCAGCACTTGTAGCACCATTTTTTAATTGAGCACCAGCATTAATTACTGGTGTTGTTAAAGTTTTAGCAGATAGTGTTTGAGTTCCTGTTTTTGTGACAACACTTGAGTCTATTGCAATTGTAAGTGTATCAGTAGCAACACCTGTTGTATCAATACCTGTACCACCTTGAATATTTAAAGTATCATTTGATGAAATTGTTTGATTACTACCACCATCACCAGAAATAGTAAAAGATGATGTGACAGATGGAGTTCCTGCAACAAATTTACCTGATCCACTATTAAAAACAAGAGCTTGTCCATTACTAGCTCCAGATGTATCTACATTTAAAGCAGTACCACTTCCTAAAGCAGTATAAATTTCGTTAAAATTATCATTAATTAAATCACCACCAGCTCTAATCGTAGAACCTGTTCCATCATTTGCTGTTGATCCGATATTAATTGTTTGTTTTGCCACGTTTTTATTCCTTTACTTAATTATATTTATAATAATTTTTAAGCAGCATCAAAAGTTATATTAGTTTCATCAAAAGTATCTCTATCTTCATCAAAACTATCACTAGATACTTGCCATACTTCTGCTGGTATCGCAAAATTAGTCTTTAATTTAAAATTAAAGTCAGATAACTTATTTAATTCTCCATCTATACTAGAATTTAGTGTTCCAGTTAATCTTAAAGCATTTAATTGTTCTATTGATATTTGATTTGCGTAGAAAGTATTTAAAATTAGTCTTTGAATACTCTTTAATGTAGGACCAGCCACAGGTACACCATGCTTTGTTGTATTACTTCTAATATCAGTTAATTCTTTTATTATTCCACCAACATTTTTTAAAGTTATATGTTGATTTAAAGTGACATCTCTAGTATTTGTTGTGAAATGATCGCTAGTTGAATCAGTAAAGTCTGGATCAACACCTGATTGAGGACTAACTCTTAAACTTGTACCATCACTAGTTGTTCCCAATCTTCTTCCAAAGATTGTTGAGAATAATGTATTTAATATTGTTTGTACACCTTCAATCGCAACACCAGAATTAATTGTATTGAAACTTCTTAATTTAGCATCAACTTGTGTTTCTATATTAACTTGTCCAGAAAAATAAAAACCTGATGTGTGTACTGTCTTTTTAAAACTATCTCTCCAATCGGATATTGAACGACCCACTTTAATTACATAAGAGAAGTCTTGGTAAT